GATGGATGGTGTAATTTACACACAAAAAATTATTGATATAGTTTCTTCTGATGTACCAATCCTAGCAGACTTAGTAGCCTTTGGTGAACCACAGATAACATTTGATGATGACGCTTGCGACACAGAAGAGAACGCTTTATAAGTGCTAAGGGAGTGGAAAGGATATGAGAAAAAGGATGGTAAGACGTGAGATACTACACACTCTCAAAAGCAATCCTGATGGATTGACAGCAGAACAGATATTGAGAAAAATGAATCCTAGACAAGCATCTAAGATTAGAAATGCAAAGCACGTCAGTAATCTAGTCAGAGGTATGAAAGGCGTTAGACGTGGACATAAAAATAGTCGAATACATATCTATGATGGGATGAACAAACAAGGACATTATGATGTCAATACATATTACTATGACGATGAGGGGGCTGAGATATGAGAAAGTATAAAGATTATCTAGCCGACAAAAAAAGAGAGGAAGAAGAAGAAAAAAAACTAACCCAATATACTGATAATGATGATGTAAATGAGTTGCGACAGTTAGTAGAGGACATGACTAAGTGGATGAGTATTGGTAACAACAGAGCAAAGATACCAAAGAAAACTATCGAAGAGTTCAGAGATACTATGAAGAGAGCAAACTACATCAAAGCAACTAATATGGCTCATAGACAGAGGCTAGAGAATGAAGATAATTAGATTGGAAGTACCTAGTATCACCGTGATAGATGCTTTAGAATATACTAAGTCTGAAAATAGTATACGAAAACTGAAACAACCTGATGTAACATTTGAAGTTAATAAATTACTAATGCGTAATGATTATCCATACACATTAAAAAAGGATAGTTTAACGCTAAAAATAAAAGATAGATATGTTCTGTTAGATTTTTTCAGAGCATTGTTTCCTAAAGATGATATAGGATACCAAGATATGATGTACACTATCTATGAAGATTTATCGGAAGATAAACCATACTTTATGAAACTAATACAACAACATATAGATAATTCAGATACGGAGTATGTGTCTTTGTATGTGAAGGGTCAAGAAATAAAGGCGGTATCTACCGAACAAAGTAAAAGTCAATACATAAACGAAACTAGCACAATCATAAGTAGCATTTTAGCAGACGCTTGCGACGCAAGATGGTCTCAGCATATATCGTCTACTAGAATGAGGAAGAAATATGGGACTGTAACATGGATGCATCCTTTGATAACATATCAATATGACGACAAATGTATAGAAGTATTGTCGGCACATCATAAAACTTACTTTACTTCTAGGGTAAAAGTAGGTGATGGTTGGGTGCAACCATCAGAAGTAGTATGTGTACCTAAGTGGGGACATATGATAGATACAGACACTCTCGTTGATATATTACACCCTATGGTAAAGATACTAGAAGAAACAAGCAAGAGTAAACCGAATAAGAATAAATACGGAGATAGGGCTTCGAGATTGAACTTTACAGACAGAAATAAATTGGAAAGAGATGATTATTTTCATTCTTTCAGAAAATACTGAAAAAAATAAAACGAGGTACTGCGAGGCTGTGATTTAATTTTTTAATTATTTCAATAGTGTGTAAAGAAAAAAGAAGGTAAGTTAAAATAAACACCTTTGAAAAAAATAAAATAAATAAAAAAAATGGAGCAGTACAGCGTTTTTTTAATTTTGTAAAAAAAATAAGTAATGAAAGAATTATAACCGTAATTAGATGAGGGGATAGATATGAGTAAGAGAAGAGGACAGACAAAGCGTGTACAAGCAAGTGTATACGAATATCTTTGTGAGAATAAAGAAGGTAAGACAGCAGACGCAATAGCAAATTGGTACAATTCTATTAAGCAAGCAAAAACATACGCAACTAGGGGATATAATCATGGTGTAACAAGTAGAGAAATAGCGGGTATTATGGCTAGGTCTTTATTGTTTGAAAGAGAGGATACGGTACTCCCAACACTTAATGTACATGTATGGAAGGCTAGACCAATGGAAGTGGTGATAGAAAAAGCAATTGCTTCTAGAAGTCCAACCGATAAATATCCTCATTTTCTAAAGTTAAAAATAGAGCAAAGGTTAGGTGATTTACAATGAGTAAAAACATTAGTAAAAGACAAGATACGGATTTCGTGTGGACTAAAGATTTGTCAAACGAACCTACGACATTAATTGTATATTATCAAGGCGAACAAGGATTCGCATCTTTAGTTGCAGGTTCTAGTTTGGTTGGTAATAAAGAGCCTGTCTGTAAAATATTTTCCAAACTACATCAAGTAGACCCTATGAATAGTATTCCGATGCCTACTTATCCCGAATGGAAAATGCATGAAGTTAGAAACGAAGATGGCCGACGTTATTTTATCCTAAGACTATCTCATGCTTACATACCATCACCCGAACAAACAAAATCGTGGTTGTATAATTATCCTGTAATTAGAGATATTATTATGGAATTAAACGATTATGGTTTAGACGAATTGATTTACATAACGTCTCACATCATGCAAGATTTCCTGTATAGCGAACAACCACAGATACCTGAAAATGAATTGTTAGTTTATGATTATCTAGAACCCGAAGATACAGAACTACAATTAACAAATGGTGAAGTGATTGATGATTTGGAATTGATATTACCCGCACCTTCTTGGATTGTATGTAATATCTTCAATAACTTTTGCCTTAAAAGTATTAGAGGTAATTGGTTAGTAATGTGTGCCAATAATAAAAATACTTATCTTAACACAAACGAGGCAGATAGATTATTAGAATACTTTTATGATGTACATGGCTTGGCTCATGATAAAAAGTATTATAACGAGATGATGGGTGCGATAAAACACGCAGAACACATGGGGGACTTTTGGAGATGAATATATTTGAGAAAACAATAGACTTTGCACGAAGAAATTACTTTGTAGATGTAGAAGATAAAATACCTATATTCTTATGTAGTGTTGGTGGACACATATTCAATGCACTAAACAAGTGCAGTAGATGTGATTTCGACCCCGATAGTCCATTAGTAAATCAGGAAGATGGTGATTTTATCATAGAGCATTGTCCTTTAAGACATGACAATATACCTTTCTACACTCCTATGTCTCAGTTACCTGATACAAGAATACACATTCTTATGAGAGGTGCTAAGGGTAGCGGTAAATCGGTTTTGATTCTTATGTTCTTAGCAGAAGGTACAGGTTTATTACACAATTCAAATCAAGATTTGGGTCAAGGTATGAGAACTATGATGGGTGCTAACTCTATTACAGAAGCAGGTATGTTTGGTTCGGTAGATGAGAACGGTGACATCGCAGGTAGACCAATCGCTAGAGAAATGTGTGGTGGATTCTTAGGATTTGAGGAGTTTTCTTCTATGTCCGATGCATCTAAAAAAGACCACAGTATGGATATGAAAAATCAATTGTTGACATCACTAGACAATGGTAGAGTACAAAAGGCTATGCGTAGTGGTTGGGTTAGATACACAACTCGTTATACAGTTTGGGCGGGTACACAACCTGCTAGGTTCGAATTAGATTCGGGATTGGATAGAAGATTCTTTATCATAGACATTGAGATGACACCTGAAAAGGAAAGGGCGTATAAAATTGCTCAACACCGTCAAGCAAACATGCCTAAAGAAGAAAGGATTGAGTTAGCCAATCTTAATATTGAGATAAAAGAATGGATAAGAAACAGGATGGAGCAAGCAGTAGCGAATCCACCAACAGGAATCTTATTCGATGATGACATCATGGAATGGATTGACAGACCCGATGTACGTTCTTTCGAGGCAGATTTGTTCCGTAGGCTTTGTATTGGTTATGCCATGATGCAGCCGGAATATCGTGGCGGAGAACCTTTAATCATAAAACTAGATGATACTTTAGAGGCAATACTAAATCAATCATTGGCTATGCGTAGAACTGTTATGGATGCAGACTTAGAGTTGATTCGTTCAGCGTTTTGGATGAAAGATATTCCTAAGAGTCAACTGCTGAAAGAGATATCACGTATGATTACTATGGGAGATTATCAATCGGCCAAGCGTTGGTTGATAGAGAATCTAGAAAATCAGAGTTGGTATACAGAAGTAGAGCCTAGTGTAAGAAGGCGTGGTCGTAAAGGTGTAGTATGTCGGTTCGGTAAAGTAACCGATGAAAGTCCCGATGTACATTGGCAGAAAAAGGAGTTCTAAATATGTTGATGAATAGATTTTTAGTCGATGCATTGGACAGATTTGCAGAAGAAATGCAAGAAGAAATGTCATCCTCAGATATTCTTTTTAAGTTAAAACTAAGAAATGGAAAACCTTTACACAAGAGTAGATATATTAGAGGTGCAGATTCAAGGCGACAGGCTCAATCTTTGCACTTCGCTTTGAAAAAACATCCTATGTATTACATAAGTACTCATAGGAGACATTCGGGTTGTCCCGCAAAATGGAGTGTTAAAAATGAAGAGTAAATTAGAGATACAAAGAAGATTGGCGGTAGAAAATGATGCGTTCGCAATAGAAGTATTGCGTTGGGTTTTGTCGGGTGGTTGTGAGATGTGTGAACACAAGGATAAAAAAGATTTAGAGAAACAAGTTTTCAATGACGAGATTTCTCCAAGTTATCTTGAGGCTAAATATAATTGGCCTGATGGCACAGTTATGCACCACATGGATACACACATGGAATACAATCCTACTGAGGCTATGCATGTAGAACAGGCACGTTCTCAATCTATCAATACACTAGATTCAGCAGAAGATATTGTGGTAAGAATAAGAAACTATCTAGACGAATTAGAGGCTAGAAAAGAAGCCGAAGGTGGTATCACATCAGAGTTCGTAGCAGATGCTTCTAGATTGATTGCACAGGCTAATACATCACTAAAACTAGTAGGTCAGTTGAAGAAAGAAATAGGTGTAGATAGCCAACTATTATTAGCACACAACCAAATGAATGATGTAAGTAGAATATTAGTAGAAGTTCTCGCAGAGCAACCCAAACTACTAGATGATGTAGAGAGAAAACTAAACTTACTATCTACGCCCATTGATGTACCCTTTGAGGTGATTGAATGAAGTTGCCGAAAAAGGCCACGCAGGGTTCGAAGAGTGATTGGATTTATAATGCGTGGATAATAGAAAACGATTTAAGAAAAAAGTATATGGTAGGATTTATTGTTAGCACAATAATAAATCTGATAATGTTCGGGGTTTTAGTTACATGAGTAAAAAATGGCGACCACAACCGACAAGGTACTTCGCTACTAGACCTATTTTTAAGGAAGAAATACCTAAACTTATACAGGCTATGAAAGAAGATGGGTTGTCGGCTTTCATTACCGTAGAAGGTATTCATTGGTATCATGCTGATTATAGATTACAAAAAATGGTAGTACGTGATGTTTGGAGTTTGTCGGCACACCAAATGAAAAGGATAGAGGATTATATTTATGGACACGACCCGTTTGTGAGGGATGAAGAATGATTATATTTACTACCGATGAAACACCGTTTCGTTGTGAAAACGAAATAATAATGTACGGAAGTATTGATGTTATTCCTACCGTAAAAGAAACTACCTACATATTACATACGAATAAGTTTTCTTCCGATGATGTAATCTATTGGTCTGATATAATAAAAAGTAGATTAGTTATTGTTACCGAAAAACTACCTAAGTTAAGTAAGAAGGCTAAAGAGTTGTGTATAATAGATGATAAACTCAAAGCACAAAATACACCGGATGTATTCTTATTGGTAAAGGCATTGATGAATTGGCAGAATAGAGATAAGGTAAAACAAATGTATCAAGACCAACCTACCCCTCTTTTGTTATGGTTCTTGAAAGGTAATGTAAGTGATATAAAATTATGGAGAAGAGTGTCAAAAGTTTTGTATCAGTTGCCCGAAAAATATTTACAAGCAGTTTTATTGTATGGTATAAAACCTTCTAGGCAAAGAGCAGTATGGCCTAAAAAGACAAAGAAGGAAAAGGAAAGACCATCTTTGTTTCGCGAATCCGATAAACATTGGGAATTGATATTAGAAAACTCTAAAGCCGTAGCAAATAAAGTTAGGGATGACGGAGACGTACCTAGTGGTATGAAAAAGACAAAGGAGAAGGTGATTGATTGGATTTAATTATAGATATATTACTTTTAGGGTTATTTCTTTTTACTTATAAGATTTTAGAAATAGCACTTTTGTTTTTGTATCTATGGGCTTACCAAGACCAAACTGTTATAAATCAAAAGCCTCGCAGTCCTTGTGGCAAATACGAGCAAAACTCTTTCGAAAATGCTATATTTTGGGCTGACGTAGGGAACGACTTATAATACCTATACGCTAACACTTATACATGAGTGCTAATAACCGACGTGTAAGGCGACTCATAGTAGAGATACTTTGGGAGCATGGTGCGTTGACAAAAGAAGGTGTAGCACAGAAATTATCTAGTGAAAAGAATGTAAGAGCAGTTCCGTCTCCACATAGTTTATCGGCATTATTATCTAAGAATCCTCAGATAATAGCAGTAGGTTCTGAGTTTGTAGAAAATGCTGTCGGTGTAAAAGCAAAGCATTTAGTTTACGATATAGATAGAGATTTGATAAAAAACAGAGATGACATACTTTATAGCCGTAGTCCGACAGTAATGACACCAAAGCAGCGCGAAATGTCGCAACAATGTTCTTGTGGGAAGATAAGAGTTTTTCCACCTGACTCTGATGCATGTTTGCATTGTTTAAGAAAGGATTAATAGGACATTAAAGGAATGATACATATGGTAGGGAAGATGCGAGACGACATCAACATGATAATATCAGCCATGCTTCACACAGAAAACCACGTAGATTTTAGCAGAATACTAACTAGAGAGAATATGTTTGATGCTTCTGTAATCAGAAGTTTCTTGTTACAAGCACTAGACGAAGAAGAGTTTGAAGAAGATATGTTAGATGTTTCTGATGACTTTGTTAGAGGTGTCATTTCGGGTCTTATGCTTTCTATAATGATTCAGAAAAGAAACAACGAGCCTCTAGGAAGTCCTAGCCACGCAGACATAGTAGATTTGTATGATTGTGGTATCGCCTACCTAGCGGAAAAGGCAATCAAATAGTTTATAACCGTAATCAGATGACTTGTTTATATGCTTTGGGCGAACAAGTACAGACCGACAACTTTCGATGAAATGGTAGCCAACGATTACTGTCTAGGGTACAACCAACACATTCTACTACACAGTAGACATGCGGGTGTAGGTAAGACTACCTATGCTCACGTTCTCGCCAATCATATGGGATACCCCTTGCATATATTCAATGCATCCTCTAAGAAAACTAGAGGCATAGCATTTGTCGAAGAAGAGTTGATTCCTCTGACACGTTCAGGAAACTACAAACAATATATCCTGTTGGATGAGGCAGACCAACTAACACCCGAAGCACAGTCGGCTTTGAAAGGTGTGATAGAGAATGCACAGGGTTACTTTATTCTTACGTGTAATAATATCGAAAAAGTAAGTCCTTACTTACGCTCACGGTGTAAAGAAATGGAGTTCAGACCGATAGAGATAGATGAAATGAAAGGTAGGTTAGAATATATTTGTGGTCAGGAACACGTAGAAATAACACCTACTCAAATAGATGTTATATGTGAACATCATAAAGGTGATTTACGTAATGCTATAAATGCCTTACAAGCATTTCACGGATTGCCCGATACAACACAGAAGAATAGTTTTATCCTAAGTTTAACTGTTAATGGTTTCGATGCTTCTAGATTCTTTGCTACAACAATGGATGAAGATTTCCAAAGTGCTTATGATATGATGAAAGGTGATACAAGAACACTAGTAAGAGATGTGTTCGATACTTGCGTACTAGAACTAAAGTTCACAAACAAACTCCAAATCGTTGATGCGTGTATAACAGCAGAACGAGATATCCTTGACGGTGTTGATGAAGATATTGTCAAAGCAAACTTTGTAAGGATGCTCATAAAAAGTTTATAACCGTAATTAGATGACGAGGAGATAACAAAAGGTGAAAAAGATGTCTGATGATATGCTGAATAATATTGCGAAAACGCTGAATGTCGCACCAGAATTGGTGCGTGAGAGGGCTAATACTGTCCTCGCAGAACAAGGGGCTGCATGGAAAAATGCAGGTCGTTCTGATGATGATTGTTTCATCCTTGCTCTTAGAGTAGCAGGTAGAAACATTACTTCTGAAAATGCGAGAATGCGTAGAGCCGGAGCAGATACATACGAAGGTATGTTTATCTCTGTACCGCGACCTAAAGAATGGGGTAAGATTCTTTACAATAAAATGAAGAATCAACTTGGTTCTGCTTCATCAGAAGTAAGACAAACATTTGTTGATAATGGTTCAGTAGTTCTCTTTGAGGACAACCATGACGGCTCTTACACAAGACTAGCGGCAGAAAAATACTTCGGTAACGCTGAATCAGATGTATCTGCCCTACCAAAGCATACTATGAAACTAGATGCGAACACACACTTCTATGTTGTGTGGGACAAAAACAACCCTACCTTCCCTAGTGGTGATGCTAACTTTAAGTACGGTGCGCCTAGACCACAAGATGAGAGAGAAAGAACTTCATTGTTCTTTGGTCGACCACAGGGAACTGACGGACAACCGCAAGTATTTACTGTAAGTGGTAGTGCTAAGGCAGCAGACAGACAATACCCTACCTTTACCCCACTTACTATTCCCTTAAAAACAGGTAAGAATAACCGTTGCTATCTAAATGCTGATGTATCTGTTCCGACAATAGATTTGTCTTTGTCATCTATCTTTAGCGGTTCACCGTTAGATATGTTACCTGCTATCATCGGTAGTGAAAATATGTTACCGAGTCTTAACTACTTAGGTCAATACTACGATAAATACAATGACCAAGACGGTTGGTGGGATAGAAACTGTGCTACTGTCGTAGAAGTAATACACATTGACCCACGCGATAACGGTGGAGCAATCTTAGTCTGTGGTGATACTGACTTGACATCTATGGCAGGTACGCTAGATGTGTACTGTGATGACTCCCCTACCTTTGGTGTAGGTACTAAACTACTTGTGCTAGGACAGGCTTGGAGAACTAGAGAGGGAGAAGATAGAATGAGTGTAAACGGTTGGTGGGCTTTTGACGAAGTAGCACAAATGATTGCACCTGATTTCTCTGACTCTGATGACGACGATGGGTGGGAATCTTGAATCCTAGTTGGCGGGCTGTTGGGGAGTTCGTTCTCCTAGAAGGTCATGAGAGTATGAGTAGTAGTGGTCTTATTACTGAGACTATGTACACCATAAACTCAATCGGTAAGCAAGTACCAACAGAGTTAGCAGTTGGGGATAGTGTAGTCTTGACGGAAGAGGCTATACTATCCTCTCTGCACCCTGAGAAAAATGATGGGTTGTATGTCTTGCACTATACTAAGATTTGTGCAGTAGCATCTGCTTTTGACAATGATGAGTTCGGTGTTTACGTCAATGGTGAGCCTTACCACGATGACTTACATGATGATTTCTTTTGAGGTGAAAATATGGAAACAATAATAACAGGTGCAGAAGCAAGAAGTAAACTACTAGTCGGTGTCAATAAAGTGGCAAACGCTGTAAAAGGTACACTCGGCCCGAATGCTAGAACAGTAATAATACAAAATCCTATGGGTATGCCTGTGATTCTAAACGATGGTGTATCTATTGCTAGAGCAGTACATGACAATGACCCTTACGTGCAAATGGGTATAGACCTTCTTAAAGAGGTTGCATCGGAAGCACAGGAAAAATCCGGTGATGGTACTACTACCGCTACGTTGATAGCACAAACTTTGTGTAACGGTTCTCTTTCATTGATGGAGAAAGGTATTTCTCCCTTAAAAATACGTGACGAATTAAAACAATACTTAGAAGAAAGTATTGAATATATTGAGATGAACGCAATCACAGATTTCGATTTGAAAGATGTGGCTACTATTGCTTCTAATAATGATGAAGAATTGGGTCAATTGATAGCCGACGCAGTACAAAAGGCGGGTTCAGTAGGTGGGTTGACAATAGAAAAATCCACTACCGGAGATACTTATGTCAAAGAGTCCGATGGGTTTGAGATGAATGCAGGTTATGTACATCCGTTGATGGCAAACGTAGGAAGAAAAACCGAGTACGATAATCCTTTGATTGCAGTAACAACAGAAAAAATTGAGGCATTCAATACATTGATACCTGCTTTAGAGATAGCAGTAAAGAATAACAAACCATTAGTAATCTTTTGTTCGGATTTCAATCCTCAAATGTTGCAGAATCTTTTGGTAAACATAGTGCAAGGTAAAGTTTCTGTTTGTATGGTTAAACCGTCAGGTATGCCACAGCAGAAACAAGAATGGCTTGAAGATGTTGCTTACGCTACTCGCGCCAACCGCTTTAGTGTTTCCCTAAAAGAAAGTATTGTAGGTATTACCGAAGATGATTTGGGTAGTTGTGTGAGGTTAGTGTCAACCGCTAACTCTACTACTCTTACGCTAAAAGAAAATGTAGATACATTAGACAATCATATAGAGACATTGGTAGACGCTTGCGAAGCAGAAGAGAATGAGTGGTTGGCAGAAGCCATACAAAATAGAATCAGTAGATTGACTAGTGGTGTATCCACAATCTATGTAGGTGGTGCGTCTGATGTTGAGCAGGTAGAAAGAAAGGAGCGTGTAGATGACGCAGTAAACGCCTGTAAATTAGCACTAGAAAGTGGTGTAGTTGTAGGTGGTGGCGCTATGCTTTGGCACGCAGCGAAACAAATGGTTAGTAGAAGCGAAGTGGCAGAACTGTATCAGTCTGCACTTATGACTCCTATCAAGACTATTATAACCAATAGTGGCTCGGTAGACCGTAACTTTTCTCTCGGTAAGCAATATTATATGTGCGGTAAGACAGGAGAAATGAAAAAGGCTAAAGATGATGGGGTCTATGACCCTATGCAAGTTACTATCAACAGTTTAGAGAGTGCTGTGTCTATCGCTGCGTTGGTTTTGATGACCGACGCTGCTATCATAGCACCTAGCCAATGAAAACTTTATAACCGTAATTAGAAGAGGAATATATATGAGTTGGGGAGAACAAGCACCAAAGCAGAACGCAGAACCAAAGACCGCAGAACCATCGAGTAAGTTCGATGAGGACTATTACAGAAATCTGTTTGATAATAACAGAGTAAACGCTATGCGTCATCGTATGGCTTTTGTAGGACATGAAAACACCCTCAAGACAGGATTAGCATTGTCTTTACTAAAAGACGAAATAGAAGCAGGTAAGACTGTATATTTATTTGACATTGACAATTCCGCTAGGTCAACCGTAGACGTTGTGTATCCTGATACACCTAACGTAGTCGTTCTACCGTTGCACGATGAGACAGATGACTCTATCTTTGACGAGGACAACAATGTAGATTACAAAGCACTACTAGACAAAACTTCTTGGTATGTGAACATACTTGCTGATAAGGTAAAAGAAAACCCTGAATCAGTCGGTGGTGTCATCTTTGACGGTGGCTCTACTTTTTTAAAGTGGTGTGAACACGCTATGAGAGCATCGTTACTAAGTCGTGGTGTTATTGAAGAAGAGGGAGATACTTTTAACCAAAAAGAATGGCGTGAGAGAAACAGACTTTACAGAAATGTACTTACTA